ATTATTAGTTTTATGTTCTTCTATTAGGTCGGATTTTTCTACATTAAAATACCGAGATAATAATTCGATTTTATCTATTCGTGGATAAAATTCTCCATTACACCAACTTGTTACAGTAGTGTATGGAATACCTAAGTCTCTTGCGATATCGCTTCGATCCTTTTGATTTATTTGCATATAATATTTTAAGTTTTTTGAAAAAATTTCTTTATTTCCTAAATCACTCATATCATACCTCCCTAAAAGCATTATACAGATTTACTGTAAAAAAATCAATATAAACTGAAAAAAATTACAGAAAAACTATTGACATTACAGTTTAACTGTAATAATATAAGTACAGTAAAACTGTAATTGGGGGTGAAAAATAAATGAAATATTCATTAAGAGCTATTAGAATAAATAAAGGTGTTACTCAAGAGGAAGCTGCACAAAATATAGGTGTGAGCGTAGAAACACTTGCAAACTACGAGAAAGGAAATACATATCCGGACATTCCAATTTTAAAAAGAATGGAAGTTTATTATGGAGTTTCTTATAACGACATTGATTTTTTTTGCAACGAAAATACAGTTAAACTGTAAAGAAAGAGGGTGAAAAAGTGGAAATGAAATCAAAAAATGATGTCTCGCCAGACACACAAAAAGATCTCTTTACTACAAAAGAAATTGCTCAAAAATATGCAGTATCGGAATATACGATAACTCAGACTTGGATTCCTAAGGGATTAGAGTATTTTCCATCAAAGCCATTCAAATTCAGAATTGAATGGGTTGAAAAGTACATATTGGAGCAAAAGGAACTTGCTAAATTAAAAAGACAACCGGCAATATGTGAGATTATGAAGAAGCCTAAATTAAAGCCGGTAAAGAAAAATGATAATGGGGAAATGAAAATAAGAATAGAGGATTTCTTTCCCGGAAAGGAGCGGAAAAATGCGTAAAATAAAACTCGTGAACAGAGAAAGGTTTGAAACATTTTTATCAATAATCGCCTTAACAACATTATTACTAATAATAGCAATAGTACCTCGACCAAAAACACCTATTGAAAAATGGCACGATGCTATTGATGCAGGTATGACTTGGAATGAATATGTAAAGGAGGTGAGATAAATGGATAGAGAGCAATTAAAACAAGAATTAAAAATAGCTTATAAAGAAAGAGAATACAAACAGGAAATGCTTAATTTTGTAGATAGAGATTTTGTTGATGTAGTGATTTATGAAATAAAAGCTATTGATTGCAAGATTAAAGCCTTGAAAAATATGTTAGATAAGAAGTCTAAATTTGATTATTGCGGAGTTGACTATTCTGATTATAAAGAAAGCAATAGAGAATATTGGAACAATTATTTGAGAGGTTTAAGCAATGCGTTTATTCCATTAAAAAAAGAATCGTCAGCGACCAAACTAAACGATTCTTTGTAAGAAGTTATGAACTTAATTATAAGCTCTATATCAATTATAGAGCATAAACAGGGGGATGTCAAATGGGAGACAATTTAGACTATCTGTATGATTTTTTAGAAGAAGAAAAAATAATGAGAAATTCAATGAGAAGTTATCCAAAGAAAGTGGTGGTTGATAAATGCCAACAAGACAAGAATGGCTTGAAGAAAGAAAAAAAGGAATTGGTGGGAGTGATGCAGCAGCAATAGTTGGAATGAATCCATATAAGACAAATGTCCAACTATGGAAAGAAAAAGTTGGATTAGTTGAAGCTGAAGATATTTCAGAAAAGCCATTTGTTAAATATGGAACTCTTGCAGAGGATCATTTAAGAGAAATTTTCAAATTAGATTATCCTATTTATGAAGTAGAACATGAGGAAAACAGTATTATCAAACATCCTAAATATGATTTCTTGTTCGCCAGTCTCGATGGAAAACTGCGAAATAAAGAGACCGGCGAACTTGGAATATTAGAAATAAAAACAACTAATATTCTTACTTCTCAACATAAGGAGAAGTGGAATAAAAGAATACCGCAAAACTATTATGCACAAGTTTTGCACTATATGTTAGTTACAGGAAGAACATTTGTAGTTTTGAAGGCACAGTTAAGATATGAGTTGCCGGAAAACGAAGTTTATCATCAAACGAAGCACTATTTTATTAAAAGAGCAGATGTTGAAGCGGATATAAATTTTTTATTAGGCGAGGAAATTAAGTTTTGGGAATATGTTGTTGCCAAAAAAGAGCCACCGCTAAAATTGCCTGAAGTATAAGGAGGAAAATGATAAATGGAATTGTTGATAAAAGATTTGGTTGAAGTAAAACCAATAGAATTTAATTATGAGGAATTAAAGCAGGAATTGACAGCAAATCTCGGTCGTTATGAATCAATGATTTATTCAGAAGACAATATAAAGTCTGCTAAAGAAGATAGAGCTAATTTGAATAAATTATCAAAAGCATTAGATGAACGAAGAAAAGAAATAAAAAAAGACTTTATGAAGCCATATACAGAGTTTGAAGAAAAGATAAAAGATTTAATTACTCTTGTGGATAAAACCTCAAAAAAAGTGGATAGCCAAGTGAAGTTTTATGAAGACAAAACAAAGCAGGAAAAGAAAGATATTATTAAAGCTATTTATGATGAGAATATAGGCGAATTAAAGAAATTAGTATCTTTTGAAAAGCTGTTTAAGGATAAATGGCTTAATGTATCTGAAAGTTTAAGCAAGGTATCGCAAGAGCTTATGGAAGAAATAGAAAGGATAAAACAAGAATATGGAACTTTGCAAAAAGTTATTGCCGGAGATCCTTCAGAAGAACAATTAAAAATGTTTTTCTTCTCAATTTTAAGTTTGGAAAGAACATTAGCACAGAAGGAAATTGTAGAAGCGGAAAGACAAAAGCTGAAGGAGATTGAAGCAAGTAATCAGCAAGTTACGAAAACCGCTGATAATGAGCTAATTGAGGTTAAGTTTAGAGTTTTGGCTACAAATGAGCAACTTAAATTACTTAGTGAATTTTTAATAAAAAATAATATCAAATATGGGAGGGTTTAGAAATGGTGAATAATGCGTTGACAAAGAAAGAAGGAAAATCAACTTTTAGTGTGTTTTTAACTCAAGATGCTGTAAAAGCAAAAATAAATGAAGTGGTAGGCGGTAAAGATGGGCAAAGTTTTATGACTGCAATTCTATCTGCGGTAACTAATAATCCTGATTTGCAAAGATGCGATCAAATGTCTATTCTTAATGCTGCGTTTTTAGGGCAAACATTGAAATTATCTCCATCCCCACAATTAGGGCAATATTATATGGTGCCATTTGAAAACAAGAAATTAGGGGTTACAGTTGCACAATTTCAATTAGGATATAAGGGTTATATTCAGTTAGCGATGAGATCCGGATATTATAAAAAAATAAATGTATTACCTATTAAAGAGGGCGAACTTATTAAATATGATCCTCTAAATGAAGAATTAGAAGTAAAACTTATTGAAGATGATGAAGAAAGAGAGAACACACCAACTACCGGATATTTTGCGATGTTTGAGTATCAAAATGGATTTAGAAAGACTTTGTATTGGAGCAAGAAAAAGATGATGTCTCACGCAAAACAATATTCGCAAGGGTATCGTAGTGATTTAAATAAAGGCACACAATACACATTTTGGAGTAAGAATTTTGATGATATGGCTAATAAAACTATGCTTCGACAACTTATTTCAAAATGGGGAATTATGAGTATAGAGATGCAAGAGGCTTATGAAAAGGATATGGCAGCGATAATGGGAGAAGAAGAAAAACCATTATATGTTGATACAGCAGAAGATGATTTACAACCTCCTGCGGTTGAAATTCCGCAGAATGTAGAAGAAAAAACTGATGATGCAGCAGTAACAGCACCGGTTAATAATTCATCCACTTCTTCAGGAGATGATTTCTTTAGCGGTAGTAGTATTTAATATAGCGACTCATATTGCGAGTCGCTATGGGAGGAATGGCTATGGAAATACAAGGTGGTTGGATAAAAGCATATAGAAAAATGTTAGATAATCCGGTTTGTTGTAAAGATTCAGACTATTTCTCTGTATGGATGTATCTGTTGCTTAATGCTACGCATAAGGAACATTCGGTTATATTCAAAGGAAAAAGAGTGATACTTAAACCCGGACAGCTTGTTACCGGAAGACAGGTTATTGCTAAAAAATTCAAGATTTCGGAAAGCAAGGTGCAACGAATTTTAGCGGATTTAGAGACTGAACAACAAATTGAACAACAAACCGCATCTCGAAATCGACTTATAACAATATTTCATTGGGAAGATTACCAAGAAGTGAACAACAAAATGAACAGCGAGTGGACAGCAAATGAACAGCAAAATGGACAACACTTTGAACAACAAAACAATTCTTACAACGCAGGAAATAAAAGCGATACAGACTTTTTGAGTAATCAAAATGAACGACAAAATGAACAACAAGATTTGGGGAAAGTGAACACATACAAGAATACAATAAATAATTCTATTTATTTAAATTTAAATAAAAAGGACTTTGAAAATGTCAGCAGTTTTAAAGAGTTTGAAGAACTCGTAAAAGATTTGCCTTATATAGAACAGGTAAAGGCAAAATCAGAATATTTGGCAGAAAAATATAGATGGAAAAAATATTAAGAGAGGATGATTTTAATGATACACGCAAATATGAATAAGGACAAAAATGAAGTGCAAATAAAAGGAAAAGAGAATGATTTGATAGTTGAGATGTTTTTAATAATAAATAAAGTGTTGAAAAATATAAAAAATAAAGAAGCTAAAAATGAAGTGTTGAAAGATCTCAAAGGAATATCAGAGTGTGGAGATGTTGAATTATATTTTGCTAAAAATAAAAAGAAAATTATGAAAGTGAAGACTATTAGTATAAATACAAAAGATCCTGCTGAAGCATTAAAAATGTTAGAAAAAATGGATCTTCCTAAAGAAGTTGAAAAAATTGTGAAAGATGCGTTAGAAGATGCAATGAAAAACAACTAAAAATACATAGGAGGAATGAGATATGAAATTCTTATCGAGTGTTGAATATGAATGTCCGAGTTGTCATGGAAAATTAGAAGATGAGGTTATAGATGGAGTAGATAAAAAAGTATGTAGAAGTGAACAATGTAAAGCTATATATGGTGAAAAAGGGCAAATGTGGGATAGTGCGGAGGTGTAATATGGTTAAGTTTATTATTGCAGGAGAGCCGAAAGCAAAACAAAGACCACGAATAGGAAAATGGGGTGCATATACTCCTGAAATGACAGTACAATATGAAAATTGGGTAAAGGAATGTTATTTATCACAATTAAAAAATAAATCACTTGAAGGAGAAATACGAGCAAATATAACAGCTTATTTCGGAATATCAAAGAGCATAAGCAAGACAAAAAGAGTTGATATGGCTGCCGGAAGAATAAGATGCACCAAAAGACCTGATGCAGATAATATCGCAAAAATAGTTTTGGATAGCCTAAATGGTATAGCTTATGATGATGATAGCCAAATAGTTGAGTTAAATGTTAAAAAGTATTATTCAGAAAAACCTCGTGTAGAGGTAGAGTTGGAGGAAATATTATGAATATAAAGGAATTGCAGAAAGAAGTACATGAAAATTCTAAAGCCCATGGTTGGTGGGAAGGTGAAAGGAATTTCGGAGAATTGATTTCACTTTGTCATTCTGAATTATCTGAAGCATTGGAAGAAGTACGAAAAGGGAAAGCATACAACGAAACTTATTATAGCGATGGCGGAAAGCCTGAAGGAGTGCCAAGCGAATTGGCGGATGTTGTTATCAGAGTTTTAGATATGTGCGAACATTACAAAATTGATATGGAAGCTATATTGAAGGAAAAGCACGAATTTAACAAAAGTAGACCATATAAACATGGGAAAGTATTTTAGGAGGGGGAAAATATGTTAATTGGAATAATAATAGCAATGTTTGTTTTAGGAATGATATTTATGGTGTTTTGTGAAACAAGATATTCGGATGGTTATTTATGGGCAGGATTGATATGTTTTTTAGTCGGATTATGTGCAGTAGTATTTGGCTGTTTTAATGGCTTTATAAATTATCCTAAAACGGAAGGTACACATCAAGGAGTAATTACAGCAGTAGATTTAGAAGGTGTTTATTTTAGAAGATATGAGGTATATCTGAAGTCAAGCGGATATACAGCTCAAAGTGATGAAACCGTTTATAAAATATACGAATATGAAACGGAACTTGCAGAGCAATTAAAAAAGTACATAGGCAAAGAAGTTAAATTAAATTATGGACACGATGGAGGATATATAGGTTGGAAAAGTTGCGGAACATATCATATTAAATCGGTGGAGGTTTTAGATGAGAGAGATTAAATTCAGAGCTTGGGATACGGAAAGCAAGATAATGTTTGATTGGGATGGGATGCAAGAATGGTGGGAAGATGTAGGGTATCATGACAATATGTTTCGTGGAAACCACTATGTACCTATGCAATATACAGGATTAAAAGATAAAAATGGCAAAGAAATATATGAAGGAGATATTCTAAAATATGAAGTGCCTTGTGAAACAGGAAACTATATAGATTATATTTTAGTAAAATGGGGAAAAGTTGAATTCTCATTCTTAAAGAAAATTCACACTAATAAATTCCACAGAACTACATATCAAGGGTTATACAGATATGGAGAAGTCATAGGTAATATATACGAAAATCCTGAATTGTTGGAAGGTGAGTAAATGGAGATACCTGAAAAGATAAAGAAAGTGTATGAATTAGTAAAAAGAGGTACTGAAAATGAAAGAAAAGTCGCAGAACAAAAACTCAAAGTGCTTATGGAGAAATATGACATAAGAGAGGATGAGTTGGATGAAACAAATGTAGAGTGTGAATGGTTTAAATACAAAAATAAAATGCAACGAAAGTTGTTAATTCAGATAACCTATGCTGTATTAGGAGATGTACCTCTGTATGGTAATACTCTAAAGAGAAGACATATAGGAGCATATTGTACTAAAGCACAGAAAATAGAAATTGAGTTTATGCTTGATTTTTATTATAGGGCATTTTGCGAAGATATAGATATTTTTATGAGTGCATTTATTCAGAAAAACAAAATTTTTCCACCTCCTGAACTTGTAAAAGCTGAAGCAAGTGAAGGATTAACAGAAAAAGATTTGAGGATGCTGCAAATAGCATCAGGATTAGAAAAGCACGAGAGATTAAAGTGCTTAAATGAAAAGAATGTTTGAGGATAAAACAATGGATGAATTAACAGTAAAAGATTTTTTGAAGATAAAACAGAAAATATGCTTAACCAAAAAACATTGTATAAAGTGTGAATTTTATTATGGATGTACTCAAATTGCTAATGCTACTGAAAAAGAGATGGATGCAGTCATAGAGATTGCAGCAAGACATAAGAAAGAGGTTGTATGATGGAAGATTTGTTTGATTTTTTAACTGTTGTAGCAATTTTAGTCTTTGTATATTTTATGTGTAAGGGGTGAAGCGAATAGTGGAGAATATTCCTGAAAATAAAAAAGGTGGCTATATAATAAAGACAATGGAAGTCGGCGGAGATATTTATGAAAATGTTGAAGTGCCGAGCAGGAGAGATCTTATAAATGCCATAGAACAGAGTAAAGTTATTGCAATTCGTGAAAGAGGGAAGAAGATATACATAAACGGAAATTATGTAGTAAGTTTCCAAGAAAACTAAAGATAAGGAGGTATGGCGATGACTAAAAAAGAGTTAGGACAGATTTATTATCTGAATAATGAAATTGATATGTGGAGAAAAGAATTGAGTAGACTGCAAACAATGTCTTTGATCCCAAGTCAAGAGATTACCGGTATGCCATTTGTAAGCGGTACGAGTGATAAGGTAGGCAATTTAGCGGTAAATATAGCTGAAATACAGAAAACAATAGAAGAATTACAAGGAAAGGTAATTAAGGAATACATAAAAATACTCGAATACATAAAAACAATAGATGATAGTTTGATGAGACAAATAATTTATCATAGGCATATACTTTGTATGAGTTGGGGACAGGTTGCAAAGGCAATCGGTGGAAGTAATAATAGTGATAGTTTGAGGATGATGCACGATAGATTTTTGGAGGAAAAATAAAGTTGTTCGTTTTGTTCGGTTGGTATGTGATATATTAGTATTAAAGATAAAAGAGAGTACAAGTTAAACCTCCTTATAGTTAAATACACAAAAAGAGCTTATGCTAATGTGCGTAGGCTCTTTTTGTTATATGGAAGATTGGCAGAGAAGCGAATGCAGCCGGTTGCTAACCGGTAGAACGATAGTTCCAAAGGTGCAAGTCCTTTATCTTCCGCCATAAAGCGAGTTGATTCTAATGAAAAAACAAAAATTTGATTTTGAATTTTGTATGAAACAGAGAGAATGCAGGAGCTGCAAAAACAGGAGAAGTTGTGACGAAAGCGAAGAAATCAGAAACAACACAAAAAAGGAGTTCAGAAAAGGATTGAAAGGGAAACGAGGTGATACAAAATATGGGAGAAAATAAAGTAGGGAGACCAAAAAAATATTCAACTGTTGAGGAAATGGAGCAAATTATAGAAGAATATTTTTATTTGTGTAATAAAAAACATTTACCATATACTGTATCAGGACTTGCGTTAGCTTTAGATATGACGAGAGAAACCTTGTTGAGATATGAAGAACAAAATGAATTTTCTGACACGATAAAAAGAGCAAAGCAAAGAGTCGAAGGATATGCGGAAATGTGCTTGTTTAAGGGTGGAGGAATTGCAACAGGAGTTATTTTCAGTTTAAAAAATAATTTCGGATGGAAAGATAAGACGGAAATAGACAATAACATAGGAAATAAAGACAATAAGCCATTCAAAAACATAGATTTAAGCCATTTGACAACAGAGCAGATAAAGGAGCTGCTTAAAAATGAAGATCAGGAATGAACTTCGTAAAGAGTTAGCAAGGAGAGAGTATAAAAGCTATGTTGAATATGTTTTTGAGGGCAGATGGAAACATGGCAAGGCAGTAGATTATATATGTGATAGAATACAGGAGTTTATAGAGCGAGAAAGCAATTTGCCATACGAGATAATGATTTTATCTATGCCACCTCAACACGGAAAGTCAATGACTATTACAGAAACTTTACCGAGTTGGTATTTAGGGAAGAATCCGAGTAATAGAGTTATAGAAATTAGTTATTCGGAGGATTTTGCGTTGTTATTTGGCAGAAGAAATAACACAAAAATAAAAATGTTTGGCGAAGAATTATTCGGAATAAAACCTGCTAAAAGTCCTAACACAATGACAGAGTTTGAAATTGAATACGATGGCAAGGAAACTCAAGGCGGTATGATTAGCAGAGGTGTAATGAGTGGTGTAACCGGAAGACCTTGTAATTTAATGATTATAGATGATCCGATTAAAAACAGAAAGGAAGCTGATAGTGAAACATACAGAAAGAATTTGATTGATGAATGGTTAAACTCGTTTAAAACTCGTTTAGCTGTTGGTGCTAAAGTAATTATAATTCAGACAAGATGGCACGAAGAAGATTTGGCAGGATACATTATCAAAAATGAGAAGTATGTAGAAGTATTAAATCTTCCTTGTGAAGCTGAAGAAAATGATCCGTTAAATAGAAAAGTTGGTGAAGCATTAGCTCCGGAGATTGGAAAGAATAATGAATGGCTAAAAGAGTATAAAGAGGGATATGTAACCAAAGAAGGACAGAGAACTTGGTTAGCTTTATTTCAGGGAAGACCAACAGCACAAGAAGGAAATTTAATAAAAAGGGAATGGTGGAAGTTTTATAAGATAGAGGAACTACCGCCTATGCCGGTTGTTGCACTTTCAATAGATGCAACTTTTAAGGATAAAGATACAAGCGATTTTGTCGCAATACAAGTTTGGGGGAAAAGAAATGCCAACTATTACTTAATAGATAGACTCAAAGCAAGATTGGATTTTATAGGTACTATTGCTGCAATAAAGAAGATGTTAGAAAAGCATAAGAATATTACTTATAAATACATTGAGGATAAAGCAAATGGATCTGCCATTATTTCAGTATTAAAAAATACTGTGGATGGAATAATTGCAGTAGAGCCTGAAGGTGGAAAAGTGGCAAGAGCAAATGCTATTTCCTATTTGGTTGAAGGTGGCAATGTATTTTTGCCGGAGGATGCAGAATGGGTTGAAGAATTTATTGATGAGTGGAGCAAATTCCCTAATGCAGAACACGATGACGAGGTGGATTGTGGCACACAAGCACTTAATAGGTTAAGAAATGTTTATGCAGATGTAGCAGAAGTATTTGCAAAGCAATTTAATTTTGAATTTGAAAAGCCAAAGCAAAATCCGTTAGGAAAAGGAGGTAGAGTGAATGTTATTTAATATAATATTTAAAATTTTAGTATTATCAATTCTGATAATGCTTTTTTTATGCGTTTTTGAGCTATACAAAAGACTTAATATTCAGGAAAATACAAAACCGGGAATAAAGGCACATAAGAAGTTATTTAGAAAAGAGAAAAAGCAAACTAAAGCAGAAAAAAGGCTAAATCAGATATTAGACAACATAGATAATTATACAGGCGATGAGTTAGGACAAAAGGAAATAGAGGTGAAATAAATTGAGTCAAGAGATTACGACAAAAATATGGGATTTATACAATAAAGGTATTGATTATATCAACAAAATAAATTTAGTCAATAAAACAGATAAATGTCATAGATTTTTTAATGGCGATCAATGGCACGGAATTAAAGCTGATAATGAAGAACTACCTATTTTGAACTTTATAAAGGGAGTAGTTAAATATAAAGTTGCTACTGTGGCACAAAATACAATGTCTGCGATATTTTCTCCTATGGATAATGGCGATGCAGAAGCTATAAAGGCTTGTGAAGCACTTAATAAACATTTTTCTATTATGTGGGAAAGGTCAAAAATGGATAGCCTTTCGTGGAAGATAATAAAAGATGCGTGTATTCAAGCAGATGGATATATCTTCTTTGGAAAGTCTGATGTTTCTGAAGGACAGCTTGTAGATAATGTTAATGTATTACTTGGCGATGAGCAAAATTCAAATATACAGGCACAACCTTATATTATTATTGTTGAAAGAAGATTTATTAAGGATATGAGGAAGGAAGCTAAAGCTAATGGCATATCAAAGGAACAAATAGAGTTAATTGTTTCAGATAATGAGAGAAGTCATCAACTTGGCGATAAAATGGAAATTGATTATAACAGCGATGAGGGGAAAGGCTTATCATTATTGTATTTATATAAAGATGATAATGGTTTTGTTCATATAGCTCGTTCTACAAAGTATGTGGAGTATCAACCTGATACTATTTTGACTGCAAAAGATCCTAATGCTGAAGAAACAGCAACTCCGGTAGGATTAAAAAGGTATCCTTTAGTAAATTATATTTGGGAGGATAAAAAAGGTAGTGCAAGAGGATGTGGAGAGGTTGAATTTTTAATGCCAAATCAGCTTGCATTGAATAAAAATTTAGCAAGGAGATTTATTGCAGTAAAACAATGTGCGTTCCCTAAAGTAGCATATTTAGAAAATTCAATAAGTAATCCTGATGAAATTGATTTAATTGGAGCGAAGATTGGAATAAAAGATGGAAATGCACAAAATATTCAAAATTATATAGCATATCTTAATCCGGCAGTTGTAAGTCCTGATGCAAGGAATTTGTCTGATGAACTTATGACAGAATCAAAAGAACTTGCAGGTGCAGGTGATGCAGCAATGGGGCAAGTAGATCCAACACAAGCCTCCGGAAATGCTATTATTGCAACAAGAGATCAGGCTGCTTTACCACTTAATGAACAGATTGCAAAGTATAGACAATTTGTAGAGGATTTAGCTTTACTTTGGTATGACATTTGGGTAGCATACAATCCTAATGGATTATCTGTGCAGATGGACGATAATCAGACAATGACTATTTCTCCTGAATTACTTGCAAGAATGAAGATAAATGTCAGAATTGATGTATCGCAAAACAATCCATTTAGTAAATATGCACAAGAACAATCGCTTATTAGTTTATTATCAAGTCAACATATAAGTTTTGAGGAATTTATAGATGCTTTAGATGATGGATCTGTAACTCCTAAAGGCAAATTGGAAGATATAATAAGCAAAAGACAAGCACAAGTTGAAAGTGAAGAAAAGGTTTTAATAGCACAGCAGCAACAAGAAATTGCTAAACTTATTGATGCTTTAAATCAATCCACAAATATATTAAGCGGAGGTGGACAAAATGCGATGCAGTCAATGTGATATAGAGATGATGGTTGATAGTGTAGTAAAGACGGATAATAGCGAAACTTTTAATTATAAGTGCCGCAATCCGAAGTGCAGTAATTATGGATATGGAGGTGCAGAAAATGAAAGAGAAAGCAATAAAGATGAGTGAGGAAGAGAAAAGATGGCAAGCCGAAGATGATGCAAGGGCATTAAAAGCCTATGCTGAACTTGTGAAAAACAAATCAAGAATGGCGGCTGCAAGAAAGAAACTCGAAGAACAGCAAAAAGATATAAATACAGCAATTAAATTATCAAAGTAAAGTAAAAGTGCTATTAACATAGTGCTTTTTTATTTTAAATTCGCAGGTAATAGCGTAAAAATCCAAAATGAAAGGAGTCCAAATGGAGGATGTAAATTTAAGCGTAAACAATCCGGAAGTCGCTGAAACGGAAACAGATGTGCAAGAATCAGGTGTAAAAGAGCAGGAAGTCACCGAAACTGCAACAGTTGAAGAATCAAAAGAAAGAGACTATCAAAGAGATGCAGATTTTGCTGCTATGCGTAGAGCTTTAGAAGCAGAACAGGCAAAGTCAGCTAAATTTGAGAAGGAAAGAGATAGACTTGTTCAATCATTAGGCTATTTTGATTTTAAAGGTAAAGATGCAGATGAAATTGCAGATGCAGCAGAAGCACATTATCGAGGAAAAACTGTTGATGAAATCAGAAATGAGAGAATTGCACAGCAAACAAGGATAGATGCAGAAAGAGCAAGAGATGCCGAACTTGAGTATTACAGGCAAAGAGAAATTGAAAGAGTTATGGATGAGGATTTGAAACAGATCCAAAAAGTAGATCCAACTGTAAAGTCTATTTCCGAGTTAGGGGATAGATTTTTTAATATGATTAAATCCGGTGTTAATGCTTTGGATGCGTTTAATGCTATTCGTACAACTGATAGTGCAACTAAAAAGATGCCACCTCCTGAGATAGGGAAGATAAATTCTTCAGATAAAGGAGAAAAAACTTACTATTCGCAGGATGAAGTTGATGCAATGATAGCAAGTAATTCAAAGGATTTAGATAATCCTGATATTTTAGCAAAAATAAGAAAATCAATGACAAAATGGTAAAGGAGAGGATTTTAAATGAGTTATGCAAATTTTAAAGAGACGATTTGGAGTAAATATATCCAACACGAAAAAGAAAAATTATTAACATTTAAGGCTGATTGTGATTATAAGTTTGAAGGAGAAGCTAAACAAGGTAAGCAAGTAAAGATTTTAGGAGTAGGAAGACCTACTATTAAAACTTATGTACCTGGTACAGAAATTGATGGAGCTGAAACTCCTGATGATAACAGCATCTTCTTAAATATTGATCAATATGATTACTTCAACTATGGAGTGGACAATATTGACAAGGCACAATCTAAAGAAGGTTTAATGGAAGCATTGGCTGAAGAAACTACAAGAGGATTGGCAGAAAAAGAAGATGCGTATATCGCTAAAATTGCTGCATTAGGCACAATAGAAGGCGGAATAAGTGAAAGTACAGCTATTACTACAAGTACAGCTGCTAAAAAAGCAATAGACAATGCTTTTGAATGGTTATGGAATCATGGTGTTACTACAAAGGATAAAGTTACAATGTACTTACCTGCATGGTTATACATCCTATTCCAAGATAAATTGATTGAATTAAAGACTCAAAACGATAGCTTAATTGCTAAAGGTGTTTTGGGTCTTTATAATTCTGCAAATGTTAAAATGTCAAACCAACTTTACAATGATGGAACAGACGATCATATTGTAATTAAGACTTCTAAAGCTATTGCGTGTTGCAATGGTATTGACAAATTAGAAGCATACAGCCCTGAAAAGAGCTTTATGGATGCTGTCAAAGGACTTAATACATATGGAGCAAAGGTTATTAGACCAAAAGAACTATATGTAATCAAAGCACACAAGTAATCAATGGGGAGGAAAAACCTCCCCTTTATTATTTTAAAGGAGTGATTTACATGACACTAAAAGATGCAAAAGAAAAGGTTATGGTTGCCTTAGATGAAGTAGAAAGTTCAGATTTACTTCAGAATATAGAAGATTATGAGAATAAAATGCCACATATATTTGATAGTGTGCAGAGAGAATTGGCGATGTATTGCAAACCGATAGAAAAATGGGCAGATATGACTGTTATTGATGGTTGTGTAGAACTTCCGACGGATTGTTACGAATTTAAGAGATTGTATTTTAAGAATAGTACGGTTAGTTTTGATGTGATAAATAAAAAGATATATACGGAAGATGGCAATTATAAAGGCTTTTATTATGCGTATCCTTCTGTTATAGATGAAACTACTGAAGAAGATTATGAATTTGAGATAGATTTAGATGCACAGGAAGCTATGATTTATGGTGTATGTGCAGGGTTATGTATCAACGATGATCCTGAAGCATACGATGTTTATTTAGAAAAATACAACACTTGTGTTGTTAATATAGAGAATAGGAAAAATGCACAAGCTAAAATTAGAATAACAGGCGGTGTTTTATTATGATTGTTAATACTAACAGAAGGAGAAGAACTTTAGAGAGGAAAACTTCAATTTATGGCGGTTTTAGAGGTGTGGATTTCTCTGTGGATGCTTCTTTAGTAGATAAAAGCAGAAGTCCTTATGCTCCTAATCTTATTTCAGATATTGGGGGGATGCCGGAAAAAAGATTAGGATGGAGAGTATTACATACTTTAGAAAAACCCATAAATGGCTTGTGGTACGGAGAAATAAAAGGGCAAAAATCGTTTATCGCACACGGAGGAACGAAGATATATAAGTTTACAGCAACATCATCTGAAGTAATAAAAGAAGGTATTGCAAGTGCTAAATCAAAGGCTTTCTTTATGCGTTCCGGTGATGATACAGGAAAAATGTATATTTTAACCGGAAGTGAATTTCTTTGTTATGATGGAGAAAGCTGCAAAAATGTTTCTGAAGATGCTTATGTTCCTACTGTAATTATTTCAAGGAATCCAACCGGCGGAGGTACTGTTTATGAATCTGTAAATTTGTTGAGTCCAAAAAGGATAGATAGCTTTTTAGGGAATAGTACAGATAAGGTATATCAGTTATCTGCAAATAATATAGAGAGTGTGGATAAAGTTGAAGTAATGAATAGTGAAGGTACTTTTGAAACAATAACAACAGGATTTACAACGGATTTAGTAAGTGGAAAGATTACATTTACGGAAGCTAAAACTCCACCGGTAACAGGGCAGGATAATGTAAAAATAACTTATTCAAAGACAGTAGAGGGGTATGCTGATAGGATAAATAAATGTACTATTGCAGATTTATATGGATTAGGCGGTAGCAATAGAGTATTTTTAAGCGGAAATCCTGATTATAAGGCTTATGATTGGTATAGTGATATATTTAAACCTAACTATTTTCCTGATTTGGCTTATTCGATTGTAGGAACTTCAGATACAGCAATTATGGGGTATCAAAGACTTGGTAAATATCAAATTGTTACGAAAGAAGATAATCAGCAAGATAGTACAATTTTTCAGAGATGGGCAACTCAAAATGATGATGGTAGTGTAACATTTAGCATAGAACAGGGAATTGCCGGTATAGGTGCTATTTCTAAAGATTGTTTTGGCACTCTTGCAGATGAGCCATTATTCTTATCAAGACAAGGGATTTATGCAATAACTTCAAACAATATATTAGCAGAAAGAACAATAAGAAATCGTTCATTCTTCGTTGATGCAAAATTAACTAAAGAAAGCAATTTAAAAGATGCTGTTGCCTGTGAATGGAACGGCTTTTTTATTGTCTGCATAAACGGAAATGCGTATATATTAGACAGCAAGAATAAATCATATAAAGAGAGATCCTCTGTATCGTATGACTATAATTATGAGTGCTATTATTGGACTAATATTCCAGCTGTATGCTTGTTAAGTGTTGCAGGAGAATTGTATTTTGGAACAGCAGACGGACAAATATGCAAATTCAATACAGATATATCTGATATGCGTAGATATAGTGATGATGGCAAGGCAATAGTAGCAATATGGACTACTAAAAATGATGATGATGGCTCACCACATTTGTATAAAACGATGCAGAAAAAAGGTTGTATGGTTACAATAAAGCCTTATACAAGGTCTTCAGCTAAAATATATTTAGCGAAGGATGGAGATCCTGAAAAATTGGTAAAACAAGAGAATATGGATATATTCGATTGGAATGATATTGATTTTGATAGATTTACTTTTAATACAAACGATAGTCCTCAAGATATTTTTATGAGAGCAAAAGTGAAAAAGTATAAGAGATTGCAGATAATTATTAAAAATGATGCAGAAAATGAAGGTTTTGGCATATTTCAGATTGCCAAAACCTTTGTTTTTGGAAATTATGCTAAAAAATAGCAGGAAGGAGTAATGTAATGGGAACAAATATTTATTCAGGGATGACATCCGCACAAAGAGATAATGAAAGAAAGTATTTAAGCAATTTGCAGAAAAGTGGTAATTCAGGAGAGAAAGCATGGGCATCTAATCAGTTAAAACAATTAAATTCTGCAAGTAGTTCAAGCAGTTCGAGCAGTTCAAGTTCATCAAAGACTACATCATCAAGTAAAACAAGTTCTTCAAAATCGTCTTCGAGTTCTTCAAAATCTTCATCATCTAACTCTAATAGGTATAACACAACAGTTACCAAAAAAGATGGTACAACAGCTTCAGGATATATCGAGAATGGAAAGAGTTATTATTCAGATGGCACAAGAATATCAGCAGGAGATAGTGTTGTAGATGCACAAGGGAAAGTTTGGACAATGGGAGGAAATTCTGATCCGGATGCAGGATTAAGTATGAATGATTATTTGGCTAAATACGGAGTGTCAAATTCGGCTTCAAACAGCAATAAAAAAGTTTATTATGATGAAGATGACGATTATGAAAGAGAAGAAAGCGAAAATCCGTATGATGCTTATAAAGAGTATATGCAAAAGCAGTATGAAGAACAGCAAAGGGCAATAGAGGAACAAAACAGATTAGCAGTAGAGCAAGGTGTAAATAGATTAAACGCACAAAAAACTAACATAAATAAAGCTGCTGATGATAGTGCAAGACAAGCATATATTCAATTTATGCAACAGAAAAAGGCTTTACCTCAACAGTTGGCAAGTCAAGGTGCAACAGGCGGAGCAACAGAATCAGCAAATTTAGGTTTATCTACAACTTATCAAAATAATGTTAATACAATAAATCAAAATAAGGCTAATTCTTTGCAACAAATAGATAATGCAATAGTGGATTTAAAAAATTCCGGAGATTTAGCGACTGCCGAGCAAGTAATTGCTAATAATAATGCTGCTATAAATGCTTACAAAGAGGCTTTCGCACAAAAACAATCATATAATCAATGGGCAACAGAATTTAATGCAAATCGTTCTGATGTTGCAGATAGTATAAATTATAGGGATAAGGTATATGCAGATCAGATGGCACAACAGGAATTAGAGAATAAATGGTATGCAGATACATATAGCGATAGCAAAAAGCAAGAAGAAACTAATAGAGTAATAACATTATTACAAAGCGGAATGGTTGATGCTAATTATGCTGCTACCTTGTTAGGTGTTCCGGTAGAACAAATAAATAGCTATGTAGAGTATATTAACAAAATGAGAAATTTGGATTTACAAGCTCAACAAGCAAGTATAAATAACACTTATTCAACTATAAATAACAGAAATAACTCATCAGGCGGAAGTAGCACAACAAATAGTGGAAATGGTAGTGCTAATAATTATTATAATTTAGCAACACAGATAAATAATATGTATGCAAGTAATACGACCGGAAAGAACGCAGGAGATGCAGTTATAGTTGACAATGGAATGGGTGGTTATACCATAAATCCTAATATTAGTAGAGGATCATATTTAGATTTAGTTATTGCAAGAGCTTTTGACAGTAATATGTCTGATAGTGAAGTAAAAACATTCTTAAATAATTTAGGAATAAGCGATACTGAAATATCAAGAGTAGCAGCATATTATCTAAAATAGGAGTGGGGTGCTGAAATGGCAAGAAATAAAGATTTTTTTGTAAATAACTCATCAAAAAGAGATAGAAGTTTTTTTGTTAAAGAGGAAAAGCCTGTTAAAACTTCAATATCTACTAAAGTTCCGCAAGTAGATACTGTTAAAAAGACTAATATTGAAAATAGAATGTCTGAACTCGATAAATTGATGAAGGATACAGATACTAAATTGAGAAGAATTGGCTATACAGAAGCAGAAAGAGCTGATTTCCAAAATCAATATAGTACATATAAGCAGGAATATTATTCATTGAAAAAAGAGCTTGATGCAATGACTCCGGTTAATATTAAAGTTTCTACTCCTGATCCGAATACTCCAAAGGCTTATTTTAGAAATCCGGTTGAGCAGAGTGCAGGAGATAAAGTTGCTAACTTCTTTAAGGTAACAGTACCTGAAGCAGCAGAGGATGCGTGGGATAATATTAAAGAGCCATTTACAGGTCCGAGCCTAAAACAAGTTATGACTGAAGCTAAATTAAGTCCGAAATTGCTTGTGGAGGATGCTAAAATACAAATGGAGAAAGAAGATCCTACAAGAGAAGATTATGCTTTAGTTAAGCAAACGCAAGAAGCTATAAAGAAATATGGTATGCCTGATTCTAATATTAGAGCTATTACTGAAGATACTACTAAATTACAAGAACAACTAAAATCTGCCGAGAAAACTTGGCAGGTTTCTCCGGTTGATGCAGCAGTAGCGAATACAGGTGCAGCAGCAGTAAGTATTTTTGGAAATTTAGGAAGTTTTGCTAATTCATTAGGAGCTGATAAAGTTCCTTTATTAAGAGAAGTTACTAATTTTGCAGTTGATGGTGCTAAAAAGGCACAAGAAAACGCACAGCAATATAATAGAGGAAGCTATGGTGAAGCATTAGGAACAGTTACACAAGGAATTGTGAATTTAGTTCCTTATTTTGTGTTAGGAACAGGAAAAGCAGCAGTAAAAGGAGCAACTGCTGTAACAAAATACGGAAAATATATTGAGCCGATTATCAAAAATCCTTCGTTTTGGTATAGCTTAACAAGTATGTGGGGAAATAAATATCAAGAGAAATTGGATGAGGGAAATAATAGATTTCAGGCTTTAGGAAATGCGATTATATATGCTTTACCTGCTGCTTTGATTGAAGTTAGCGGAGGTATTGGTGCTAAAGGCAAAGAGACACAATCATTATTAAGAACAATGGGCGAAGAAATCGGTGAAGAAATTGCACAAGATATAATGAGTGGTGTTTCTGATAAAATAGTTACTAATCACGATTTACCGGTATTTTCAACTACTGAAGATGCAATCATAAATCCTCAAAATATTGCTAAAACTGCACTTTATACTGCACCTATTGTTGCAATCGGTGGAGGAGCTAACAGGGTAGTAAACAATGCTATTTCTAACAGAACAGCAACTCAACAGAATACACAATCTGCTGAATCTGTGCAGAATGATGCAGAGGTTATGCAGAGCAAAAATGAGAATCAGCAACTTGCATTACCTTCAGCTAAAATATATGTTGATGAGCAAGGAAATGCGATGAATACGGAACAATATTCTCAATTAGATGTTAATCCTGAAGCATTTAGAAAAAGAACAGCTTTAATCAATGATATAAATAAAACTCTAAATTTATCTAATGTTGAAAAGGCAGATTTACTTGATACATTGAATAAAACAGAGTTGACTGCTGAAAACGAAGAAGGTATGAGAAATATTTTGAATGTTTTGGATAATCCTGAAGCAGTAGAAATTCCTTCAGCATCATTGGAGAATATAAGTAGTAATTTTAATCAAAATAAAGCTAAATATGCCGAATATGCTAAGGATATTGCTGAATATGATACAAAATATATCGAAAACGCAAAAAACATTGTAAAAACAAAAAATGGAAAGCGAACAAAAGAACAATGGCTGCAAGTCGCAAAAGCATTAGGAAGTCAGATATATGAAATGAATGATGCAGATGTTGAAATGTACGCATATAAGTCTTGGATAGATAATAAACCTAACAACAAAAATAATCTAAATAGACAAGGCAAAAAATATGTTAAATTCACAATGGATGAGTGGGTAAATACAGTATATGATACAGTAAGAAACAGTAGAAATACAGTTCAATCATCTAATGTAGAAGAAAATAATGTTTTACCAACTCAAATAGAGGATCAGCAAGAGCAACCGATTAACTATTCTCCTGTTAATTCAAAACAAAAACTTGAAATGCGTAATATTGCTTCAGATAGTAATGGCAGAGTTCAAATTTTACCTACTCAAAAGGTGCAGGAAACAGTAAGAAGTGCTAAACTTGCAGGTATGACAGATGTTGATGTAAAGAGAGCGACAGAGTTAAATAACGCAATAAATAGTGGTGCGAAGTTGATGTTTTATGATCCGGATAATATACCTGCTATATTACAAGGACAGGATATTGATAAAGCTAAAATTGCTAATGGCTTTTATTCAAACGGAACGATATGGATAAACAAAAATAGCGATAAAGTTGTAGAAACAATTTTAGGGCATGAATTAACGCATCATCTTGAAAGTACAAATAGTTATAATGATTTAGCGAATACTATAATGGATAGTGATGTTTTTTATAGTTGGTTAAAGAGTAAAGGATATAAAAATCTTGCAGAATACAAGAAATCATTATCAAACAACTATGCTGCTGAAGATATAGATTATGAAGTTGTTGCTAACTTTGTTCAGGAAAAATTGTTTACAGATCAAAACACTATAAATTCACTTGCAAAGACTAACAGAAATGTATTTGATAAGATTAAACAATGGATTGATGATATGCTTGTGAAGTTTTCAGGAACTGCTGAAGAAAAAGAGTTAAGGAAGATACAAAATATGTATAAAAAGGCTCTTGAACAGGCAGGAGGAAATAATCAAAATAGCAATATACAATATTCTATTGCAGGTACTAATGCTATGAATAATATTAACGATAGCGAATTAAATGAAGCATATAATCAGGCTATTTTAATGAGTCAAAACAATGTAGATAATGAAATAATAAGACAAAATACAGGTTGGTTTCAGGATAGAAATGGCGATTGGAAATTTGAGTTTTCTGATAAATATATGAAGTTAAAGGAAAATGTAAAATTATCCGATAACAAGACATATAAACTTGGTGATATATTAGAACACGATGCTCTATTTATTGCTTATCCGGAATTGGCTAATTATAATGTTGAAACTGCTAAATTAAGGACAAATGCAGCTTTTATAAGTCCGACAAAGACAATCCTTCTTAATAACAAGCTAAAAAGTAATAATGCGATTGAAAGTTCTTTAATTCATGAGATCCAACACGCAATTCAAAAAATAGAAGGTTTTGAAACAGGTAAAAGCACAAAATTTAGTAGATTGGCATATTATGAGAGTTTAGGAGAAATTGAAGCTAACGATACAAGAAAGCGATTACAAGAAGAAAGAAATGGCTTATTAAACAGAAAGCAAGTAGCTCCTGAATCATCAAAAGCTAATCCTCAACACGAAAGATTAAGCGGATATTTAGAAAATAGAGGAACAGCCGATGCGATAAAAGATAGCATATATCAGTATTTTAAGAGGGGGAAATCTACCTATGAAGAAACTATGCAAGATGATAGAGAAGATGTGCGAGAAGCACAAATTTATTCGCAAAGTAGTGAACAAAATAGCCGGTTGGTGGATGGCAGAAGAAGTGTAAGAGCAGGTGAGCAACCTGCTTTTTCTATATCTGAAAGTCAACAAGAGGTATTAAAAAGATTAAATGATGACTTTGAATTATATTCTAAAGTGCGTGAAGATGCTTATAATAAACGAGACGAAGTAAAAAAACAGTATTTTGATATAATAAATAGTCAAGAGTACAAAGATGCATGGAACTATGTAAAAGGTTTAAAAGATTCAAATGAAATTCTAAATTCAAAAGAATATCAGATTATGGTAGAAGCGGAAAGATTAAAAAATAAAGCAAGGGAATATCAAGAAGAAGCTGATATTGCTTATGGAGAAATGGAAAGAATATCATTAGCTTTAGTTGAAGAAGAAAAATCACATAGAAATCCATCTAAAGCTATTAAACAGGCTAAAAAGAGTTTTGGAGTTACCACAAACTTCAAAGAAGCAGGATATTTGTTGCAAGATGGTAGCTTGTTAGATTTATCAGGAAAGAATCAAGGTGGAACTCCGGGAAGAAGAACTTTAGACCATAGGGAAATAAATGAAGTAGGGTATGATATGGCTGAATTTATTGACATTGGTAATATAAGACTTCAACCGGAAAGCAATGGCTTTGAATTGATGCACGAGCCAACAGAAAAACAATATGCAACATTAAAAAGATATATAGAAAATGCTAATGGAGAAGTTTTTATAGACATATATAAAAACAATAAGATGGCACAATATGATAGTAAAGAATATCCTAAAAATACTTCTGCTGCAAAAATAATAAGCGATATACAGTATTATTTTAAGAATGGCAGTTTTCCGTATGAAAGTGATTTGCAGAAATACAGGACACAATTTTCTATTTCTGAAACTGATAGTCAAGGCAGAACACTATCTAAAGAGCAACAATCATATTTTAGAAATAGTAAAGTAATGGACGATAATAACAATTTGAAAGTGGTATATCACGGAACAAATAGAGCCGGATTCACAGAATTTAATCGAAATGTTAATTATTTTACTGATAATAAGAATGTAGCAAACACTTATACAGGCAATGAAGGGATATATGAAGGGTATTTAAATATTACTAATCCTGTAACTATTGATGCAAATAATGAAAAATGGTCAATGATTGCGGTGGATAATATAACTATTGAAGGAATAGATGATGTTCAGGAGTTCTTAAATAACTATGGTGCTTCTACATGGAAAGAAAAAGGAATGATGCGAACATCTACTGCTGATTTAGTTATGGCAATAAGCGATGCAATAGATGAAGGAGATATTTCAGCAGACGGAATTATAATAAAAAATATTTATGATGAAGGTGCGTATAGTGCTAAAGCAGGAGAGCATTTAGGAACGGATTATATAGTATTTAATTCTAATCAATTTAAGAATATAACTAATGAGAAACCTACTTCAAATCCTGATATAAGATTTAGCAGAAATCCTGTTGAAATTGCTAAAAATCCACCTAATCCTCAAAGTGGGTTAGATCCATTACAAAGAATGAGCAGAGAAAAAGAGGGCAATAAACAAAGTAGTTTTACAAGGAATATCTATAATCAGAATATTTTTGATGATGCTTTCAAAGATTTAGCTTTAGATGATAAAAATATTAGAACTTATGAAAGTATTTCAAATAAAGAGACTTTACAACAAGCAAACGATGCAATCAATGAGCAAGGGCAAAAGTGGGTAGATAGATTCCTTGAAAAGCCTAATGGAGAGATGAAAGCTACTGATATTGCCGGTGGATTTATTCTTATGAATAGATACCAACAAGTTGGCGATTATGAAAGTATGATAAGAATTGCTGAAAAGTTAAGAAAAGCCGGAACACAGCAAGGACAAACAATTCAAATGTTCTCTGTACTTGGAAGAATGACTCCTGAAGGAATGACTTATTATGCACAAACAGAATTAAATAAAGCATACGATGAGATCCTAAAAAATAAGACACAGGCTTGGGCGGATGAACATTCAGACGAGTTTAAACTAAAAGAAAAGGACATAGAATTTATCCAAAGACGAGTTAATCAGGCTTCTAAACTTCCTGAAGGTAGAGATAAGTATGTTTTACTTGGGGAGATTGCAGCAAGGATACAAAGTAAAATTCCGCCACAAGCAGGGCAAGGATTAAAAGCATTAGCAAGAAATTCTATGTTGTTAAATCCAAAAACTATGGTGCGAAATGTTTTAGGAAATGTTGTTATAGCACCATCACATATTACTGCTGATTTTATAGGTAGTGGTATTGATAAAGCTATTAGCAAGAAAACAGGAGTAAGAACAACAGGAGGATTTGATGTTAAATCCCTCAAAGGAGTAAAAAAAGGTTTTTACGATAGCTTTGATGATTTCAGAAGAAAGATAAGTACAAGAGAAATGGGTGGAGATAGATTTGAAATAGGAAAAGGCGGAAAGAGCTTTTATGAAAATCATACAGGAAAATTCTCTGCTCCACGAAATGCTTTATCTAAAGCACTAAATGGATTAGATAGAGTAACAGGTTATTTATTAGAGTCCGGAGATAGACCATTTTATGAAACTTGGTTTATAAATTCACTCAATAATCAAATGAGACTTAATAATGTAACAGATCCAACTGCTGAAATGATAGAAATAGCGACAGATGAAGCCCTACAAAGAACTTGGCAGGATAACAATACATATACAAAAGCTGTTAATGGTGTAAGAAATAGCTTAAATAAAGTAAATATAAAAGGTTATGGTTTAGGCGATATGGTTATGCCATTTGTTAAGACTCCGGCTAATTTAACTAAATCTGTTGTAGATTTTTCTCCACTTGGAGCAATAAATGCTGCGATAAAAACAAGTAGATTTAACAAAGATATTAGTAAAGGAGTTGCAACAAGTAAGCAACAAAGGGAAGTTGTAAAGGCTTGGTCGCAAGTAATAACAGGAACTCTCGGAATGGCTATAATGACAGCATTAGCAGATAAGGGAATACTTATTGGTGGTAGTGATGAGGATAAAGATGTTAGAAGTTTTGAACAAAATATATTAGGCATAAAACCATATTCAATAAAAATTGGTGATAAAACCTATACTTATGATTGGGCACAGCCTTTAGGAACTTCAGCAGCAATGGTAACAGATACAGTAAAGAGTTTGAAAAATGTTGATGCGACAGAAGATAAAGTTGCTGCTTTATTGAAGGGAATGCAAAGCGGTGCAAGTGTGTTGTTAGATCAATCGTTTGTTAGTGGTATTAGAAATTTATTCGAGGAAGATAATTTGATAAATGCTTTAATTGAAACAGGCTTTAATGAAGGTGCTAAATTTACACCTCAATTTTTATCACAATTAGCTCAAATACAAGACGATACCGCAAGAACAAGCTATGTATATAATAATATTCCACAGACTGCAATAAATAAGGTTAAAGCTAAAATTCCCGGATTAAGGCAAACATTAGAGCCGAGTGTTGATGTTTTAGGTAGAGAAGTAAAAACTAACAATAGTGTTGGAAATGTGATGTTTAATCCTGCAAATACAGCTTTTGCACGAAGCACTAAAGCGGCTGAAGAAATGTATAGTGTATATCAAGAAACCGGAGATAAAGCGACGATAGCACAAGTTGCACCATATTATTTTAATGTCAATGAAGAAAAAATAGTATTAACTCCAAAACAGAGAACACAATATCAAAAAACTACCGGTAAAATCGCTTCAGATGGTGTCGAAAACTTATTAAAGAATAAACACTATACAAATTTAGATGCAAGTGATAAAGCAGAGATTCTAAAGGATTTATATGCGTATGGTAATGCTATGGCAAAAAAAGAGGTTACTGAAAAATATAATTTACCTACTGAATATGCCAAAATTGAACAATCAGGAATATCTCCTGAAGAATATATTTTGATGAAATATATATCTAATTTAGATGGAACTAAAAAAGATGATATGTATAATTCTTTAATATCAGCAGGATACTCACAAAGAAAGGCAGAGAACTTTTTAACAGAGTATAAAGGTTATAAGTATAGTACAAATGGAAAAGACACTTTACCGACATTGTCGAGCAAAAGAAGTGGATTACCAACACTGAATAAATAGAGAGGTTAAAAGCCTCTCTATTATTATAAATTTTAAGAAAGGAGAGTAAAAAATGGGTTTTAAAAAATTTACTACGGATGTAAAAAATGTTTCAGCTTTACCTAACAAAATGCAAAATAGAGCAGAAGAATTGAAAAAGACTTTTGATAAAGGCGATGAAGATCAACAGGCTGCATTTAATGGGTTAATTGATGAATTAGAAAGTGAAGTTGCAGCAGGATATATCGGTGCTATAAATCCTAAAACACAGGAGAATAGCAATGTGCAAGATGTGTTAGTATCTTTTAGTGGTAGAGTTGATAAATTGGATGAAGGAAAAGAAGGACTAATAAAAGATGTTGTGGAAGGAACTGAATTAGCAGATGATGATACAACAGCTTTTACTGATGTATCTGATGAAAATGTTACTAAAAAAACAAGTTTTGCAAGTATTAAAGCATTTTTTAAGAAATATTTTGATACTTTGTATAATAACTATGTTTTACCTAAAGCAACGATTGATTCATTAGGCGGAATAAAACCTGATGGAGATACAACTACTGTTGATGAAAATGGAGTTTTAAGAGCAGTTGCAATGGAAGCAGCCGATTATACAGCGAGAAATACTCTTGCAAATCATAAAGATACTAATGTAAATAGTGAAGTAGGAGTGCATGGAATAAGATTTTTCAATAACATATTATCCTATAAGGATGATGAGGAAGTGTGGCAGAAAATTGGAGACGATACAATAGACTCACGAGTATCATTGCTTGAAAAAACTATTTACAATAACATTGATGCAAATGCTTTTCTAATAGTGTTTGATAGCCTAACAGGAATAAATTTATCTGCCGGAAGTTATAATACTACTACTAAAGTAATTGAATGCTGATAGTAACTATGAACATCAGAATTGAAAAATAATTACTATGTTTATAGTATAAAAATGGTGATTATATGAAACAACATGAAAGCAAAGAACCTTCAGAATTAACTGTAATAACTAAAGCAAAGGATTTAGTGAAACATACGATGATCCTTACAAGCAATACGGATAGATACCCTAAAAAATACAGATTTACATTAACAGATAGACTACAAAACAAGGTATTATCAATATATGAGTGTTTGCTTGAAGCTAATGAATTAA